AACCTACACCTGCGGCACCTAGTAGACAAGAACCTACACCTGCGGCACCTAGTAGACAAGAACCTACACCTGCGGCACCTACTACAAATAAACCACCGACTCGACCAGGAACCGCTTCAGATAAACCTGCGCCTGCGGCACCTACTACAAATAAGCCGCCGCAAGCTAGTACGCAACCTGGTAAATGGGACACTCTTAGAAAAGAATTAGGCATTGACGGGCCTGTAGTAGCGCAACCTAGTAAACAACCTGGAACTTCTACGCAACCTAGTGTTAATCCAAATACAGCTATACCAGGTACCACTAGCACTACTCCAGGTAAAGATAATGGTCCAGGTAAAGATAATGGGCCAGGTAAAGATAATGGTCCTGTCACTGTTAAAAAACCTGATCCTGCACAGATTCAACCTGGTGGTAGATTACCTGGTGATGGTTATTACAAAGATCTCGGTGATGGCACACAAAAGTGGGTTGGGCCTGCTGGTATCGATCCAGTAACCGGCAAGACTGTACAAACCGGAACTATTACTCGAACACCAATTTGGAAAGGTGATGATGCACTTTCTAAGAATCATAACCAAGAAGACTTGGAGAAAAAGCGGGCAGAGATTCGCCAAATGACGCGAGAACTAGAAGCTCAACGAAGAAAGCTAAAAGAAGCTGCTCAGTTAGGCCATAAGAAAAAATAATCCGTTGACATTTGTCTTATAAGTACTGTATAATAGTCAGTATACTAAGGAGATTTAGATGTCAGGTCGTTCATACGGTGCAGAAGAAAAGGCAAAACTAGAGCGTTTGATTACAGAAGGATCAACAGTTCTTCGTGAAATTGAAGACTTACAAGAAGGCTTAAAAGAAACTGTTAAAGCAGTTGCAGAAGAATTACAAGTAAAACCCAGTGTTATTAACAAGGCTATCAAGATTGCCCACAAAGGTGATTGGAGTCAGTATAACGAAGATTGGGAAGAAATTGAAGCAATTTTGGATATTACAAAACGTATCTAAACGTGCTATAATAAGAAGGTACGGCGGGCCATAATCCGCCAAGTTGGTTTTTGTCAGCCACAAATGACATAAGGAGAATAAATGAGCTATGTAGACGCATGGTTTGACCGCGAGAATGACGTCATTCGAGTAGTTGAACGCAATAAGAAAGGCGAACGGGAATTTAGAGATATTCCAGTTAAGCACACTTTCTATTATAAAGACCCTCGCGGTAAATTTCAATCAATACACGGCGATCCGTTATCTAGGATTGTTTGTAAAAACACAAAAGAACTTAGAAAAGAACAAGCCATTAACAGTGGCAAAGAACTGTTCGAATCTGACATTAATCCAATCTTTGTTTGTCTAAGTGAAAACTATCTTAATCAAGATGCTCCAAAACTAAACGTAGCGTTTTTCGATATTGAGGTGGACTTTGATCCAGAACGTGGCTATGCATCACCTGATGATGCGTTCATGCCAATTACTGCAATTGCTGTTCACCTACAATGGTTAGACACTATGGTATGCTTGGCTATTCCTCCAAAGAAAATGTCAATGGATGAAGCCAAGGTACAAGTAGAAGAATTCCCTAATACATATTTGTTTGATAACGAAGCAGATATGTTGGATATGTTTTTAGACCTAATCAAAGACGCGGACATTTTAACTGGTTGGAACAGTGAAGGATTTGATATTCCATATACTGTTAATCGTGTAACGAAAGTTCTCAGTAAAGAAGATACAAGACGTTTTTGTTTGTTCGACCAATTTCCAAAGAAGCGCGAGTATGAAAAATTCGGACGTGTGAGTACAACGTATGACTTTGTGGGTCGTGTACACTTAGATAGTCTAGAACTGTATCGCAAATACACATACGAAGAGCGCCATAGTTATCGACTGGATGCTATTGCAGAGTATGAACTAGGTGAACGTAAAACACAATACGAAGGCACACTAGATCAATTATACAACAATGACTTTAAGACATTCATTGAATACAACAGACAAGACTGTGCGCTGTTAGATAGAATGGACAAGAAATTAAAGTTCTTAGATCTTGCTAATACACTGGCACACGAATGTACTGTATTGTTACAAACCACAATGGGTGCGGTAGCTGTAACTGAACAAGCTATTATTAACGAAAGTCACCGTAGAGGTTTTCAAGTTCCTAACAGAACTAAAATGGATGAGCGTGAAGATAGTGCGGCAGCTGGTGCATATGTTGCATACCCTAAAGAAGGCATTCATGATTGGATTGGTTCGTTGGATATTAACAGTCTGTATCCGTCGGCAATTAGAGCACTTAATATGGGTCCGGAAACTATTGTAGGTCAATTGCGACAAACAATAACTCAAGATTATATTGATACGCAAATGGCTAAAGGCAAGAGCTTTGCGGCGGCGTGGGAGGGTGTGTTTGGTAGTTTAGAATATACCGCGGTAATGGATCAAGAGATCGGCACAGACATTACTGTTGACTGGGAGAACGGAGATACTGATGTTGTATCAGCCGCTGAAGTATACAGGTTAATTTTTGAAAGTAATCAACCATGGATGCTTAGTGCAAATGGCACTATCTTTACATACGAGAAAGAAGGTATTATTCCCGGTTTGTTAAAGCGTTGGTATAGTGAACGTAAAGAGATGCAGGCCAAACTGAAAGATGCAATCAAAGCGGGTAATAAGGTTGAAGAAGAATACTGGGATAAACGACAGCTAGTTAAAAAGATTAACTTGAACAGTTTATATGGTGCTATTCTTAACAGTGGTTGTCGCTTTTTTGACAAACGCATTGGACAAAGTACCACGCTAACAGGTAGGCAAATTGTTCGTCATATGGCAGCAAAGGTTAACGAGGTTGTTGCTGGCGAGTATGACTACCGAGGTAAAGCAATTATATACGGCGATACTGACAGTTGTTATTTTACTGCATACAAAACATTAGAAAAAGAAATCATAGCCGGCCATATACCTTGGACTAAAGAAAGTGTTGTTCAATTATACGACCAGATTGCTGAAGAAGTTAATATTACCTTTCCGCAGTTTATGTTGGACACATTCCACTGTCCAAAAAGCCGTGGTGAAGTTATTAAAGCAGGTCGCGAAATTGTTGGCAGTAAGAGTTTGTTTATTACTAAAAAACGCTATGCTGTGCTTTACTATGATAAAGAAGGCAAACGTACTGACATTGAGGGCAAGCCCGGCAAAATTAAAGCCATGGGCTTGGACTTGAAGCGTAGCGATACTCCAGAATTTATTCAAGACTTTTTAAGTGATGTCTTGGAAAAAGTTCTTACAGGTGTTAAAGAAACAGAAGTTCTAGATCACATTAGTGAGTTTAGGATCCGTTTCAAAGCAAGACCTGGTTGGGAAAAAGGCTCGCCTAAACGTGCTAACAAAGTTACCGAGTATCAAGCTAAAGAAGCAAAAGCAGGCAAAGCTAATATGCCTGGGCACGTTCGTGCTAGTATTAATTGGAACACTCTTAAGAGAATGTTCGACGACAAATACAGTATGAATATCACAGACGGGGCCAAGGTTATTGTTTGCAAACTTAAACCTAATCCACTGGGATTTACAAGTGTTGCATATCCAGTAGACGAGTTACGGTTACCGCAATGGTTCAAAGACTTGCCTTTTGATCATGCTGAGATGGAACAGACAATTATCGATAACAAGTTAGACAACTTAATTGGTGTATTGAACTGGGATGTTGCCAGCACTGAAGAAAAGAACACATTTAATTCACTATTCGAGTTTTAATATGAAGATACTAATTGCAGGACATGGATTTGTAGGCAAAGCTGTCGCTAATGCACTACAAAAGAAACATGAAGTAGTTATTATAGATCCAAAATATACTACTGAACAAATTAAAGATCACATTGACGCAGACGGTATTATTGTGTGCGTTAATACTCCTACTACCCAAGACGGTATTTGCGAAGTTAACAACATTGCAAATGTACTGGATCAAGTGCCGGTGTTTATGCCTGTACTGATTAAGAGCACTGTTACTCCAGGAGTAGTAGAAGGGTTAAATGAACTTTATCCAAATCATTCTCTCGTCTATTCTCCAGAATTTTTAAGGGCAGTTTCTGCTAATGAAGATTTCTTAAATCAGAAATTTATTATTATTGGCGGGGACGATCCTGAAAGTTTTTGGCAAGAATTACTAAAGAATGTTCTCGATTGTAAAATGTTCTTTTACTGTAGCCCTATCGAAGCACTGATGGTAAAATATTCCATTAATAGTTTCCTGGCCAGTAAAGTTGCATTCTTTAATCAAATATTTGACCTATGCGATAAGAACGGTGCTGACTATAGCATTGTCAGACAAATCATGTTGCATGATACTAGGATTGGCAATAGCCATTCTCTAGTTCCGGGCATAGACGGAGAACGAGGATTCGGAGGACATTGTTTTCCAAAAGATACTCAAGCATTTCTCCATTATGCAAACCAATTGGAGTCGCCACTGTCTATATTAGACAAAGTGGTTGAATACAATAATAAGATACGTAAAAACACTTGACTTTTGTCGAGAACCTAAATATAATCATACTATACGGAGAACCTATGAAAAACTTTTTACAAGACCTAGTAGCACATACACACAGCCTGGGCTTTTTGCCTTTGGTCAAAGTTACTGCATCAACAAAAGAAACAGTGATTGAATCTATGGCAGAAGATCGTTCTGTTATTGTTAGTGCTAAAACACACGCACCGCTTGATAACTTTGAAGGCGTATTTGGTATGCCTAACTTGAACAAACTAGATTTACATTTGAAGTGCCCAGAGTACAAAGAAAATGCAAAGATTTCAGTTGTTAAACAACAACGCAATGGCGAAGACATTCCAACAGGATTACACTTTGCCAATGCTGCCGGCGACTTTGAAAACGACTATCGGTTTATGAATCAGGACATTATTAACGAAAAGTTAAAAAGTGTTAAATTTAAAGGTGCGGCATGGGATATCGAATTTGAACCAGCTGTGACAAATATTCAACGTTTGAAGTTTCAAGCACAAGCACACAGTGAAGAAAGTGTTTTCCAAGTTAGTACAGAAAACAATAACTTAGTGTTTAGCTTTGGCGATGCAAGCACACACGCAGGTAGTTTTGTATTCCAGCATGGTATTGTTGGTAAATTAAAACAAAAATGGTCATGGCCTGTTGTGCAAGTTATGAGTATTCTTAACTTGCCAGGCACTATTACCATGCGTATTGCAGATGCCGGTGCATTGAATATTACTGTAGACAGCGGTATTGCTGAATACAACTACATTTTGCCAGCACAATCTAAGTAATGAATAAAAACCTAACAGCCGCACAGAAAGATTATGCATATTTCCTGCCGGCAACGTCGGGATTTTATAGCACATACATAGGCAAACAACGCTATGGAAACTACGTAGATCCTGCACGTATTCCTGCGAGCTTTGGCCCTATGGGTATTGAAGCAATGAATTACTTAGATCCTAATGCGGCATTTTACTTTAACCATTGTCTGTATTCAGCAGGCCATGCTAATTTAGATTTGACCAAGCCGGACCCTAGTGAAGATATGTTTCGTAACAGAGACCGTAAGACCAGTTGGGTACTAGGCGATTCTGGAGGTTTCCAGATTGGTAAAGGTGTTTGGGCAGGCGAGTGGAGAGATCCTACAGGGCCAGAAGTTGCTGCCAAGTGGATTGAAGTTCGTGCTCGAGGCATTGAACTAGTTCCGCAATTAGACGACACTGGTACTCCTAAAGTAGATAAAAACGGCAATCCTAAAATGACTAAGATTGATCACGTTAAACTTTATCAGGCGCAGTTAGATGCGGCCCAGAAAAAACGTGAACAGGTATTAGCGTGGATGGATGCATTAATGGATTATGGCATGGTACTTGATATTCCAGCATGGGTTGAGCGTAGTCCGGTAGGCAAGGCCGCCACAGGTATTAGTTCGTACGACCAAGCTGTTGAAGCTACCAAATATAATAATGAGTACTTCATTAAACATCGTACTGGTGCTTGTAAGTTTTTGAATGTTCTGCAAGGTGAAAATCATAAACAAGCAGAAGATTGGTATCAAAAAATGAAAGACTTTTGCGATCCAACAAAGTACGATAGACCATTCAATGGCTGGGCCATGGGTGGGCAGAATATGTGTGATGTGGATTTAGTATTACGTAGATTAGTGGCATTGAAGTTCGATGGACTCCTTGAAAAGGGTCATCAAGACTGGATGCACTTCCTGGGCACCTCTAAGTTAGAGTGGGCATTATTATTAACTGACATACAACGTGCAATAAGGAAATACCATAATGAAAACTTTACCATCTCTTTTGATTGCGCCTCGCCGTTCCTTGCAACAGCAAACGGACAAATCTACGTCCAGACAGAAATTACCGACAGAGAAAAATGGCTCTACCGCATGTTACCTAGTCTCGACAATAAAAAATACAGCAAGGATACAAGACTCTTCCAAGACGTAGTGGTGCAAGATGGACATTTTAAATCTTTTACTACAAGTCCATTAATGGATGGCGTAGAAGTTAAAGACATTTGTATTTACGGGCCAGGTGATCTAAATAAGATTGGCAAAGAAGGTAAAACAAGTTGGGATAGTTTCACGTATGCTATTATGATGGGTCATAATGTTTGGTTACATTTGAATAGTGTGCAAGAAGCTAACAGACAATATGATGCTGGATTATGTCCTGCTATGTTGGTAGATGAGAAATTTGAACGTGTATATTTCAAAGATGTAATTGACGCCATTTTTAGTACTGATGATCGAGACACTGCTATTGCTATTATTGATAGCTTTGATAAATTTTGGCAAGCTATTCCTGGCACAAGAGGTGCTACTGGTAAAAAGACTGTTAATGCAAGTGGCAAATACTCCGAATTCTTTGAAGAAGTCGAAGAAACTACTGTACAATTAGACGATGACGAATTCGACGAAAGTGCAATTGATAAATTAGACCAATTAGAGGCTAGCGTACATGACATTACCTGATGAAAGATACAGAGCAGTAGTACAAACAAGAAGATTCTTGTTGGATCTGTGTAACACCCAACATACTCCAAGGGTTCCTAAACTCGTAAGAGAAACTGCTCGTAGTATGTTACGGCACTATCCTAGTGATTACGATATGAATAAGGTATCGCAGACTAGTCCCGATATATTTGCTGAACGTATGGAACCAGTATATCGAATGATTAAACAATACGAAGAAACAAAGGAATTGAAAAATGACTAAAGCATTAATTGTAGGTATGGGTATAGGACAGTTATATCAGAGAGTTTTTGCAGAATTAAAATACGATGTAGAAACTGTCGATGTTAAACTCAAAGCAACTTATAAAGATGTTGCCGATGCTAAAGGTAATTATGATATTGCTGTAATCTGCACTCCTAATTTTACACATGAAGTAATTGCAAGAACTATTGCTAAAAACTGTAAAATTGTATTGATTGAAAAACCTGGTTTGCAGGATTCTAAATGCTGGCAATGTTTAGTTGAAGACTTTCCTGATACACGGTTTATGATGGTTAAAAATAATCAGTATAGAAAAGAAATTGCAGAATACCAACGTTTAGCAGAACTTAGTGAACGTATACAAGCTGTATGGAATAGCAGAGATCGCATACCATTTCCTGGAGGTTGGTTTACAACCAAGGAAAAAGCGTTCGGCGGGGTTAGTAGAGATTTATTACCACACTTGTTAAGTTACTACACGATCCTCACTGACTATAAAAAAGGCATGCGACTATTTGGTCATGCTGTACAACGCCATAAACTTAAAGATATTACAAGAACTGATTATGGTATTGTCGATCCTAACGGTACATATGATGTAGATGACTTTGCAGAACTTGAGTATAAGAATGGTAATTGTTTTTGGGTGGTGAGTTCTAATTGGAAAGATAATGTTGCCGATGATATTTTCTTAAGTTTTTCCATGAAGAACAGTGCAATTAAAAAGGAACTTGGATTATGTCCCGAAGAAGCATATAAGCGAATGATCGAGACTGCTATGAAGAATGTAGGCTCTGATACATTTTGGGAAGATCAATACAATCAAGATATTTGGATCCACGAACAATTAGAGAGTTTATGAACAGAGTATTAGCAACTGTAGGCACTGGCAATTTTTTCGAAACGGAATATGAAGTTCCACTAATGTTGCCAACTGATATACGTGTTCGAGCTGTTATGACAGGTGTATGTCGTAGCGATATCGATATGATGCAGGGTAATTTTGGACCGTTGCCATTGAATATGCAAGGGCACGAAGGACTGGGTCAAGTTATAGATGTAGGCTCGGAGATTAAAGATGTTAAAATAGGCGACTATGTTGCCACACGTGGTGAGCCAGCATATGCAGACATTTACAATGTACGACAGAATGAATATGTATTTGTTCCAGAAGCACATCCTCGTTACATTCTAGAGCCAGTTGCTTGTGGTATCAATGCTGTGGATGCGGCAGATTGCGGTAAACAAGATAAAATACT